CAAGGACCAATTCCAACGCAACTGGGAGAAGATACAGGAGAAGGAGCCGGACGGCCACACGATCAAGACCCGAGGCGTCTGCGAGATGCCGTGGAACAAAGTGCGGGTCCTGTTCGTCGGTGAGGCCCCCGGAGCCGATGAGGACAAGAAGGGCTTACCGTTCGTCGGTCGCTCCGGCAAGTTCATCCGTACGGCCCTGCCGGAGGCGACCGGTCTGCAGGAGCACGAGTACGCCTTCACGAATCTGATCCGCTGCCGACCGCCCCGCAACCGCGACCCGCGCGTGACGGACATCCGGTGCTGTTCGCACGAGCTTGCCCGTGAGATCGAGGCCCGGCAGCCCGAGTTGATAGTAGTCCTCGGCAACCACAGCCTCGAATTCCTGACCGGCCAGACGGGGATCACCTTCTTCTCGAAGAAGTTCCTCAAGGGGACGCACCCGTGTTGGAAGGACAAGGACGTCCTCGCGTGTCTCCACCCCGCGTACATCCTGCGGATGGACTTCAAGATGGAGGAGTTCCTCGACACGCTGGCTCGCGTGCCCGAGTACCTGTCCGGCAATTACAAGCCGCTGCCGGGCGCGGGCGATTACTACACGCTGGAGACGCTCGACGAGGTGAAGGACCTCGCGGAGGCGTGCCTCGCGGCACCGAAGATATCGTTCGACACCGAGACCGGCTCGCTGACGCCCTTCCAAGACGAGTTCCCCCCGCTCCTGTGCTTCAGCTTCAGCTATGAGCACGGGAGCGGCTTCACGATCCCGTTCGACCACGCGGACTCCCCGTGGCGTGTGGGTGGGGAGAAGGAGCACGAGCGCGACGACCTCATTGCCATCATCCGCGACATCTTCGAGTCGGACGTGCCGAAGATCGCACAGAACGAGAAGTTCGACCGGCAGCACATACGCAAGGCGCTGGGTGGCTGCGAGATTCGCGCGCTCAAACGGGACACGATGCTCACCCACCTGTGCATCGACGAGCGCAGGGGTACCCACGGTCTGAAGACCCTCGCGTTCGCGTACACAGGTATGGGAGGGTACGAGCGACCGCTGGAGGTGTACATCCAGACTCACAAGGCAGCCAATCTCAAGAAGGGCGGTAGTTACGCTGCCATCCCCGGCAAGATTCTGTTCCCGTACGCGGGGATGGACAGCGACGTCACGCTGCGGTGCGACGACGGGATGCTGGAGGAGAAGGAGTACACGGACAACCTGAAGATACAGAGGCTCGCCAACAGCTTCCTGCCCCGGCTCTCCGAGGCGCTGGCGGACCTCGAATACGCCGGAGCCCGCGTCGACGTCAACAAGGTGAAGGAACTCGACGCTGACTACACCAAGAAGATGGACGACCAGATGGGCGCTATCCGGAAGCTCCCGCACGTCCGGGCGTTCGAGATCAAGCGGGCGAAGGAGAAGAAGTCCGGCGAGCACCGTTTCAACCCCGGTTCGACCCAACAGCTTCGAGAGGTGCTGTTCGAGGGGTATGGGCTCAAGCCCATCGAGTTGACCGACACGGGCTTCGACCGCATGGTCGCCCGGTTCGCCCGGATCAACAAGAAGCTCAAGGAGCAGAACAAGCCGCTGATCGAGTTCACCGCGCTCTGTGAGCAGGCTGTCGAGAAGCACGAGTGGTACCTGTTCACGACGAAGGCCGACGTCCTGCACGAGTACGAGCGGCAGGGCAACGACCTCTCCCCGATGATCATCAAGTACCGCGAACTCGAAGTAGTTCACTCGACGTTCATCGCGCCGATCTTGGGCCGACTCGACGATGCGCTGTGCGTCCACGGATCGTACCTTCCGCACGGGACCGTGACAGGCCGGTTGTCGAGCCGCGAGCCCAACCTGCAGAACATCCCGCCAGAGGCGAAGTGCGTGTATATCTCCCGGTTCGGTGACGAGGGTGTGATCCTGCAGGCGGACTACTCACAGGTCGAGCTTCGGATCGCGGCGGCGTGGTTCGGTGACGCGAAGATGGTGCAGGCGTACAAGAAGGGCATCGACCTCCACACGCTGACCGCTGCCGACATGCACCACATGTCGCTGGAGCAGTTCCTCGCGCTCCCCGAGAAGGAGCGCAAGCCCATGCGGACCCGCGCGAAGCGGATCAACTTCGGCGTCCTGTATGGCGGCGGGCCGATGGCGCTCGTGACGACGCTCCGGAAGGACGGGGTGTTCATCACTGTCGAGGAGGCGTTGGACTTCATCAAGCAGTATTACGCGGTGCGCCCCGGTCTGAAGGCGGGTATCGACCTGCAGGAGCAACGGGTCCTCGCGCAGGGGTACATCGACAGCTTCACCGGCAGGCGCAGGCGCGTGCCGGAGGTGTTCAGCGAGGACAAGGAAATCCGGGCGCGTGCACTACGCCAGTCCCGCAACCACCCGATCCAGAACGGCGCGTCGGAGATGACGCTCATGTCGCTGGTGCTGATCAACCGCGAGATGAAGGCACGGGGGATGAAGTCGAAGATCGTCCTCACGGTCCACGACAGCATCGTGTTCGACTGCCACGTCGACGAGGTGATCGAGGTGGCGGCGCTGGCGAAGCAGATCATGGAGAACCTCCCGAGCCTGTCCGACGAGGTGCTGCCCGGTCTCGACTGGAAGTGGCTCAACGTTCCCATCGTGGCGGACCTCGAAGTCGGTCACGACTGGGGCCACATGGTCTCCTTCGACCCGTTCGTGGTGGCGGAGAACGAGGCGGGCGAGGACGACCTGTTCGACGACAAGGGCCTCGCGCGCGACCCGGTCAACGTCGACGAGTTGTGGGACGCGATGGCGTGGAAGGTGGGGGCATGATCAAAGTGCGGAAACCCCCGCAGCGGTACGGCGACATGAACCGCGACTACCCGAAGCGGAAGGACGGTGAGGGGTATTGGCTTTGCCGTTGGTGTGGATGCCGCTTGGTCGAGAAGCGGCGCACGAGTTTCTGCAGCATCCAGTGTCGGGACGAAGTGCGAATACGTTGTGGATTCGCTGTGCGCTCGATGGTCCGGCGGCGTGACAGGGGTGTCTGCAAGAAGTGCGGTCGGAACACGGCGGCGCTCCGGAGAGAACTCAACAAGCTCTGGAAGACGGACAAGCAGGCGTTCAGCGTGCGTGTGGAAGAACTCGAAGTTCCCGAGGACAGGTACCACGGTGCGTTGTGGGAGGCGGATCATATCGTGCCGGTGCGCGAGGGTGGCGGGCAGTGCGGGCTCGAAGGTTTCCAGACGCTCTGCATCTGGTGTCACAGGGAGAAGAACAAGAATTCCGCCAAAAAGACTTGACAGGAGCGTAGTCGTGCGGCATTTTCTCCGCACTGGGCGACTACTAGAGTAGGGACCGAGATGGTCCATGAGGAGCCAGCGCCCAAGGATGATGTTCCCCTGCCGAGAAGTGAGAACCTCCTGCCGGAGGTGATCACCGTCATCCTTGAGAGCAAACAGAAGGTCGCAATGAACGTCGCGGCGGAGTTGTGCATCCCCGACGATCCGGATGGGATGTGGGACGCCGCTCTGCACGCGCACGAGCGGTACGCCTTCTGGTCATATCAGACCGAGCGCGCGAAGGCGAAGGCCGACGCGGCTGAGTTGGTGTACAAGCGTACGTGGGCCGAATACCACCTTGGGTACCGGTCCAAACTGCGCGACGACAGCGACTTCATGCCCACGGAGGCCGAGTACAAAGCGCACACGGAGATCGACAAGAACGTGCAGAACGCGCTGGCGAAGTGGAACGCGGCGAAGAAGACGCACGGTGTGCTGCGGACCATGAAGGAGGCGATGTATCACCGTTGCTTCATAGCGACCCGCTTGGTTGACCGATTTGTGAAGATGAAAGAGGGGTAGGTCCCCTATAGGAGCCACGGTCAGGACGGGCGGGGTGAAAGGAGTAGTCTCATGGCGAAGGTGTCACAGGCGTTGATGGACAAGTTGAAGGGGCAGGTGGCTGGGATGAAAGGCGGCGTCGTGATCGACAACCGGTCGCTCACGAAGATGCGGTGCCGCCTCCTCCCGTGCTTCGAGGAGCTTCCGGGTGTCGAGTACGTGAGTCTCTACTACGTGCCCGGCAAGAAGTCCACCACGAGTCCGAAGACGTACGGACTGCCGGACCCCGTGGTGGACCTGATGGACGAGGCTCGCCGGGAGAAGTCGAAGGAGGAGATGGAGGCCATCAACAAGGTGGTTCGCATCCAGCGCGAATACTGGTGCCCCGTTATCGACCGCGCGAACCCCGGAACCCCCGAGAACCCCAATGTCCGCGTGCTGAGGTGCAAGCCGAAGTACGTGTACCAGCCCATCGTCGACTACATGATCGACGAGGACGACGGGGAGGACATCACGGACCCGGTCGAGGGCCGCGACCTCCGCGTCAAGAAGGAGGGCAAGGAACTCAACACTGAGTGGAGCGTCAAGTTCCTCGACAAGAGCCCGCTTCACGACGACGAGGAGATGGTCAAGGCCCTCGTCGAAGCCGCGAAGACCTTCGACGTCCGGCGGTACTTCTTCGCGGTCGACAAGGACCTGATCCAGCAAATCTACATGCACCTCACGGGCGAGTCGGTGCCTGAGAAGTACATGGTGGCCTTCGACGAGATTCCGAAGCTGGGCACGAAGTCGGCGGACGAAGACGACGAGAGCGACCCGGACGACCAGCCTGCAGCCGAGACTGCTGAGGACGACGACAGCACCCCGGCTGCCGAGACCTCCGAGGACGAGGGCGTCGAGTTGGAGAAGGGCACCCTCGTGAAGTTCGTGTACGAGGACAACGAAGTGATCGGGGAGGTCCAGAAGACGGGCGTCGACGACGAGGGCGACAACGTCGCGGACGTGATCGTGGCGAACGTCGATGGCGTCGAGGACGGCACGATCTTCACGGTCGGGATCGACGTGCTGGAGGTAGTTGAGCCCGAGCCCGAGCCCGAGACGAAGAAGCCGGTCGTGAAGAAGCCCACCGTGAAGGCGGGCAAGCCGAAGGCTGGGAAGACCGCCGGTACCAAGGCGAAGCCGTCGGCGGCGAACACGCTGAAGGCGAAGATCGGCAAGAAGAAGTGACACACGGAGGTGTGCGGGGGCCTCGTGCCCCCGCACTACCCCTCCACAACGGGAGGGCGGAACGATGTTGAAGGAAGGGGACCGCGTCGAGATCGGAGCGAACCCG